GCCTTTTTTTTGCACAGTCAAAATTAAGATTTGAAAATCTAAGGAGCCGAAATGACCAGAGGGAGGAAGCCAACGTCTCCGAACCTCAAGGTTCTGGCAGGCACAACTAGACCGGACCGAGTTAAGCCCGACGCTCCAGAATATGACTTGGTTGAAAATTTCCCAGATCCACCCCAGCACTTAAATTCAGATGGCGCTGAAATGTGGCGACGGCTTGGCGATCAACTTGTCTCGGCAAGGGTGATGCAAGTAGTTGATCTGTTCTCTCTGGAGCAGCTTTGCTATGCCTGGCAGTGCTTTCGCAAAAAAGCAAAGGCAGAAATGGAGGCTACCGCCGCTGAAACCACCGCACTCAAGTCATTATTCTCTGAGTTTGGGATGACCCCGGCTAGCAGAGCGAAGGTTACGTCAAGCGGGGAAAAAGAAAAGGGCAACAAGTTCGCAGCGAACGGCAAGCACGGTGCCTGATTACGCAAAGATAGCAACTGATTACGCGCGCGCAGCCGTCAGAGACAAGAGGCGAAAGCACAACGGTAAGCTGATTCGCCAGGCTGCACAGCGGTTTCTTGATGATCTGAAGCGGGCGAAGCGCAAAGACTGCCCGTTCATTTTTGATAAATGGCACGCAAACGATCCCTGCGACTTCATCGAGAAGCTGCCGCACGTCGAGGGCAAGTGGGATACCCCGAACATAGTCATGCACCCGTCGCATATTTTCTTTGTGGTGCAGTTGTTCGGCTTCCGAAAACGCGAGGCAACGCACGTTGAAGGGTGGGGCGATAGCGGAAAATTTCACGCCCGAAGGTACACGTCGGCACTTTTTGCAGTGGCTCGGAAGAACGCCAAGTCTACTTTGGCATCCGGCATCCTGAATTATTGTCTGTGCTGCGAGCCCGAAGAGGGCGCACAGGTAATCAGCGCGGCGACCACGTTCCCTCAAGCGTCCATTATCTTCAACACTGCCAAGCGAATGGTCGAGAAAACGCCCGATCTGCGCGACGCATTCGGCCTAGAGATATGGGCTAAGTCTATTTCTCGCTTCGAAACAGGCGGAAGTTTCAAGGCGATCCATTCCAAGGCGTCAACGCAGGACGGCTTAAACCCGTCACACGTCGGCCTGGATGAGATTCACGCCCACAAGACAGCGGATCTTCTGAACGTCTTAACCTCGGCGGCCGGCGCCAGGGCCAATCCGCTCTGGCTTTACACGACGACGGAAGGCTACACCAACCCCGGCCCCTGGGCAGAGATCCGCCAGTTTGCTAAAAGGCTGCTTTCGGGCCTGTTTGAAAATACCGCCGACCACTTTCTGGTGGTGTTTTACGCGGTGGATGATGACGACAAAACGATGGGCATCAAGGCTGATGACGAGTTCGATGAGTCAGTCTGGATAAAAGCCAACCCATTGATGGACGTTAACCCGCACCTTCTCGATGCGATACGCAAAGAAGCCATTGAAGCGAAGCAGATGCCAAGCAAGTTGGCCGAGTTTCGAATCAAGCGGCTCAACCGGCCAGCATCAACGGCTGATGGCTGGATTGATCTGACCAAATGGCAGGCATGCTCTGGCCCGGTGGATCTTGACTGGCTTGAAGATTACCCCTGCTGGGGCGGGCTCGATCTGGCATCAACAGCAGACATTGCAGCTCTGCGCCTAGCCTGGAATGTCGATGGCGTCATCTATACCCATGGCTGGCGCTGGGCTCCCAAGAGCGCCGTGGCATACCGGACAGAGCGCGGGACTGTGCCTTACGCGGCGTGGGCTGAGTCCGGCCTGCTAAAGCAAACCGAAGGCAACGTAACTGATTACGCCATTGTTGAGCAGGACATTCTTGAAGCCTGCGAGCGGTTCAATGTTCAGTTACTGGCCTATGACAAATGGAACGCAACCGACCTGGTAAACCGGTTGGTAGCTGAAGAGCTTCCGTTGATCGAATTTATCCAAGGGCCAAAGTCATACCACCCGGCAATGCAAGCGCTGGAGCGTGCTTACATATCCGGCAAGCTCGCCCACGGTGGCGACCCACTACTGAACTGGTGCGCATCAAACATCGTCAGCCGTCGTGACCAAAACCTGAACATGGCCCCGGACAAGAAGCGCTCTGCTGACAAGATCGACGATATGGTTGCCCTGCTGATGGCGGTGGGTGTCATGCAGTCCACTGAAGAAACAACCCCTGTCTCCCCCTGGGAAGACGAAACCTTTTCAATACTGGGATAAACCATGGCCTTCTGGAATCGCAAGAAAGCAGAACCGGAGCAGCGGGCAACGGTGGAAGACCCGACCGTGCCCATTTCGTCTGCGCATATTCTGGATTTTCTGGGCGCATCTGGCGGGGCTAGTGCTGCGGGTATTAATGTGACGATTGATAAAGCCATGGGCGTCCCCGCCATCTGGGCTGCGGTGAATTTTATCAGCGGCACTATGGCCGGGCTTCCGCTAAATCTCTACCAAAAGACAGAGGGCGGCAGGGTAAAGGTGGACAGTCCGCTTGCCAGAATCCTGCACGACTCATGGAACGATGAAACCAGCAGCTTTGATGCTCGAAAGTATTCTTATGAACAAGTGTTTACGGGCGGCAGGTCAATCACATTTATTGAAAGCAACGCAGCAGGGCGAGTCATTAACCTCTGGCCGCTCAACCCCGAGACAGTAAAGATCGAGATGCGCGGTGGCCGGAAGGTTTACCGCTACAAAGAGCAGGGCAGAAAAGAAATTGTCTATGTCGCTGGGGAGATCATCGACATACCGTTCAGCCTTCGCCCCGACATGATGACCTCTCGCAGCCCCATTCTGACGAACGCTGACACTATCGGCCTCGGGATAGCAGCCACAAATTATGGCTCCAAGCTGTTCCAGAACGGCGGCGTTCCGCCCTTTATGATTACCGGAAACTTTGAATCAGGCGCTGCCTTGAAGCGCGCATCCGACGATCTTCAAAGCGCTATACGTGCGGCCTCAAAAGAAAATCGCCTGGCCCTGTCTTTACCCACCGGGCATGAAATAAAGAGCATCGGTATTGACCCAGAGAAGTCTCAACTGGTTGAGCTGAAGCGATTCCTGATTGAAGAGTACGCCCGAATCTATTCTCTGCCGCCGACGTTCTTGCAGGATTTGAGCAATGGCACGTTCAGCAACACAGAGCAGCAGGATCTCCATTTTGTTAAGCACACCATTAAGCGGTGGGTCGAGCAAACTGAACAGGAGATGAACCTGAAGCTGTTCGGTAAGTTGAATAACGAATTTTATGTCGAGTTCAATCTTGACGGACTGCTGCGAGGCGACTTCAAGACCCGCATGGATGGCTACGCATCCGGCATTCAGAACGCCGTGCTGACACCGAACGAAGCGCGCAGACAAGAGAACCGCCCGGACATGGACGAGGGCAACAAGTTAATGATTCAGGGCGCCACAGTCCCGCTCGGCTCCCAGCCCATTACACCCCCGGCCACAGAAGGAACAAGCAATGAAGCATGAACTTAGAGCCGGCAAGCCGGTTGAAATTCGAATGGATGGCGAAGCAATCAAGGTGTCTGGTTATGCCGCCGTGTTCAACGAAGAGGCTGACATTGGCGGAATGTTCCGCGAAGTCATAGCCCTCGGCGCATTCCGTGACGCCATTGGGCGCGACGACGTTGTGTTCCTGGTCAATCACGCAGGGCTGCCAATGGCTCGCACCCGTTCCGGCACCCTGATACTCAGGGAAGATAGCCGCGGCCTTTACATGGAAACCGAGCTTGACCCGGAAGACCCAGACGTTCGCACCATTGTCCCCAAGATGAAACGCGGTGACCTGGACAAGATGAGCTTTGCCTTTTTCCCGGAGGTTCAAGAATGGGACGACAGTGGCGACACTCCGTTGCGCACCATTATCCGGGCCGCATTATCTGATGTTTCGATTGTCACCAGCCCAGCCTATGGCGGAACAGAGATTGGTCTTCGCAGCCTGCAAGAGCATCGCCAGGCACAGCAAGAAGCAGAACGCACAGCCACGGTCACACGGTCGCGGCTTCACATGAAACTGGCCCTTGGGTCAGCAGCCAAGTAGCGGTTC